TTAATTATTTTAAAGTTAATGTAAGCTACGATTCTATGTTGGATTGTAGCTTATATGAACTTGACTACTGGATAGCTAGGGCAAATAAATTTGTAGAAGAAGAGGAAGAAAAGCAAAATAATGAAGATTAAAAAAGAGGCTATAGTTTAGCCTCTTATGGTGCGTTATTACACATTGTATCTATTAATACCAGTGTTCCAAAAAAATATATAATTATGAATGCTACAGATATAATTTTTTGAAAAGCGGAACCATCTGTAAAAACTCCATATAAACCTGCTAAAATTAACCAGCCTATTGGAGTTAAAATTAAAAATAATGATGTTATAATTATCATTCCCAAAACAGAAAAACTAAATAAAAAGGGGGATTTTTTAAAACCTTTGAATATAAAATTATTATCATTTGTATTTTTTTTATCAGTCATTAAAATTCCCCCTTCTCTTTTTCTTTTTTTATAATATACAATATTCAATTTTAAAAGTCAATGGAATAAATATTGGAGGTGATAAAAAATGTCAAAAGATATGAGCTTAGTTTGGCAAATGGGAGTAGCAGGAGCTGCTGGTGCTATGTCATCTTTTTCTAAGGCAACACAAGCTATAATAGATATGAAAGAATCAACTGAGGATTTAGCTAAAACACAAAAGAAATTAGAAAAATTAGATAAAGTTGCAGAGGTATATAGAAAAACTAATTCTGAATATAATAAATCTGTAAAACTTTTAGAAGCTTTGAAAGAATCATATCGAAAAAATGGAAAAGTTACTGCCGAATTTAAAGAGCAGATAAAAAATACTGAAAAACATGTTGAAAAACTTAACAAACAAAAAGAAAGACAAAAACATATCTTTCAAGCTGCAAGAAGTGAATTAGAAAAAGAAGGGATTGAACTATATGGATATAAAAAGAAATTAAGAGAAGTTAATGATGAATTAAAAAAACAAACTGAATTACAAAAAAGATTAAATTGGGTTCAATCACAAAATGACATGATTAGTAAAATAAAAACTAAGGGTAGTGAACAAATTAGAACAGGATTAGCCACAGGAGCAGCTTTACTTGTTCCTATTAAGATTCAAATGGATATAGAAGAATCACAGGCTGATTTAAGAAAAATTTTAGGAAAAGAAGCTGAAAAATATTATGTTGACTTGGCTAAAATTTCTGAAAATAGTCCTTTATCACAAGTGGAAGTAAATCAAATAGCTGGAAGTTTAGCTCAATCGGGAATTAAAGGAGAAGATATTGTAGCTTATACAGATATGGCTGGTAAAATGAAAGTTGCTTTTGATATATCAACTGATGAGGCAGGTACATTTTTAGCAAAAACAAAAGAACAATTAAATTTATCAAAAGATGAGCTTTTTTCATATATGGATACTTTGAATATGCTATCTAATAATTACTCTGTAAGTGCAGCACAATTAGCTGATGTATCAGGGAGAACAGGTGGTTTAGCTAAACAATTTGGAATAGCGAAGGAAGCTAATATGGCTTTTGCCACATCTTTAATATCTAGTAATATGGGGGTTGAAAGATCCAGTACAGTGTTGAGTAAGCTTTATGCTGAATTAGCTCAAGGAGCTGATACAAATAAAAAAGCTGCTGCTTTTGAAGCATTAGGGTTAAATCCTGATGCAATACACAAAGAAATGGCAATAGATGCAGAAGGAACTATTTTGAAAGTTCTTGAAAAGATTAAAAATTCAAATAGAGCAGATAAGGCATTGATAATTTCTGATATTTTTGGAAATGATGCTAGTGTCTTAAATGGATTAGCTGTATTATCAGAAAATTTAGATGGAGTTAGAGAAAAATTAAATCAGGCAAAACAAGCAGTATCAGAAAATGAAAAGGTTAATGGAGAATATCAAGACAGAATAAACACTCTAACCAATCAACTAAAAATACTAAAAAATAATTTTGTTAATAGTTTAGCAGATGTTGGAAAGAGCGTTGTTCCAGAATTAAAAGAAACAGTGGATTGGATTACTGGAATTATAAAAAGAATTGGTACTTTTGTAAAAGAAAACCCCAAATTAGTAACATCAATAATGAAATTTTTAGCTGGATTTGCTGCATTTAATTTGGGTACAGGAGTTATGAATAAAGTTTTATTTGCTCCATTAGCAAAGCTATTCTTATGGGGGTATAAATTTAATGCTTTTAGATTAAAAGGTGGTTTTTTATTTGGATTGAAGAAAATGTTTCCAATAACAACTTGGCTATTGAAAGGTTTTAAGAGCTTGACTTTTGGAATTGGTAAAGCTTTTTTTAGTATTTCTAAAACTGTAATAAGTTATGGTTCTAGCATGTTTATGGGATTGAGAATGTATCTTACAAGTGCAGCTAAATTCATTGGTAGTTGGGGGTTAAAACTAGGAAAAGGTTTATTAAAATTTGGAAGTATCATTGGAAAGGTTTTGGGAAGTGGATTTTTAAAGATTATAAAAGTTATAAAAATGGTAGGTTTGGCAATAAAAGGAGCTTTTTTAGCTAATCCTATTGGCGTGATTATAGTAGCTATAATCGCTGTCATAGGGATATTTGTGGTTTTGTATAAAAAATGTGAGTGGTTTAGAAATATGGTTAATGCTGTATGGAAAGCTATAAAAGAAGGATTTAAAGCTACTTGGACTTGGATAAAAAATAAATTTCATGCATTAATGGAGCTAGGAGCTAAAGTATGGGCTAAGATTAAAGAGTATAAGGCTCTATTTATACCATTTATAGGAATTTTTGTAGTATTATATCAAAAATGCGAATGGTTCAGAAATGGAGTAAATGCTATATGGAAGGCTATAAAAAATGCTTTCTCTAACACATGGCAATGGATAAAAGATAAATTCAATGCTTTACTTGAAATTGGGTCTAATGCATGGAATGGACTAAAGAACAGTGCTACTGTTATCATAGATAAGATTAGAGAAGCTTTCAGTGGATTCTTTGACTGGATAAATAAAAAATGGGAAAGCCTTAAAAACCTTGGTTCTAAATTAAATCCTTTTAACTGGTTTAAAGGAGATGGAGAAGTAGCCCAAAACTACTCAGGTACTAACTACTTTGGCGGTGGACTTACAACTCTTGCTGAAAGAGGTGCTGAACTTGTAGAAATGAATAATAGCTCTTACCTAGTAAATTCTCCAGTTATGGCTAATTTACCTCGTGGAGCTAGAATTCTTAACAATTCACAAACTAGAAGCTCTTTGTCTTCAAGAGTATCATCGCTAAAAGATAGAATTAGAAGTATTTCAAATGACTCAAGAACTACGGTTGGTGGAGATACTATAACTATCAACATTAATGGTGGTTCTGGAAGTGCTACAGATATTGCTAGAGAAGTTAAAAGAGTAATTGAAGAAATGCAAAGTAAGAAAAGAAGGACGGCGATAGTATGAAGAAAGTAAAAGTTTATAAGACAGTGAGTGGCGATACATGGGACTTGATAAGTTATAAATTATATGGCTCAGAACAGTATTTCCATCAACTTATGAGAGCTAATCTTAATTTACTATCTATCGCTGTTTTCGATTCTAATATACCTATCATAGTACCTGAAATTACACCTATTGCAAGTGCTGTAGAAACATCTAAACTACCACCATGGAAAAGATAATGTAATGTTATTGATTTTACCTAGGGATTATAGTACAATAGGTATTATAATTTTATTAGGAGGGAATAAAATGAAAAGTTTAGAGGAAATTCAATTAATGTTAAAAGAATGTGGGGCGACAGATTTTTGGGGAACAAAGAAAGAAGTAAAGGAACTTCCAAATATCATTCAAGAAGATGAAATAATAACATATGCTACATCAGGAATGTTAAATGGAAATACTTGGTTAGTTGTTTCAACAAATAAGAGAGTAATTTTTTTAGATAAGGGGATGATTTTTGGATTAAAACAAATTGAAATACCTTTAGGAAAGATAAACTCAATAGGACATAAAAAAGGCTTGATATTAGGTGAAATTGAAATTTGGGATGGAGCTTCAAAAATGAATGTCACACATGTCTCAAAGGACACATTAGTACCTTTTGTAAATGCTGTTAATAAAGCCAGAGAAGAATTAAACAAACCACAAGCACAAATAGTTAATCAACAAGTTAGTTCAGCAGATGAGATATTAAAATTTAAAGCATTATTAGATCAAGGGATTATAACATTGGAAGAGTTTAATAAAAAGAAAAAGGAATTGTTAGGATTATAATTTAGATTAGCTACAAAGAGCAGTGTAAAAGCTGCTCTTTTTTATTGTAAAAAGGAGGCTGATAGAAATGGGATAGCAAGAAATATAAAGATATTAGTTTTCTATGAAGGTGTAGATATTACAGAAGAAATACAGCCTAGTATCTCTTCTATGACTTACACAGATAACTCAAAAAATGCTGTAGATGACTTAGAGTTAGACCTGGAAAACTTAGATTATAGATGGCTTAATGAATGGTATCCTGATGAAAATTCAAGACTGCTAATTGGAATCCAACAAAATGAAAATGGGATATCTAAGTTCTTAGACCTTGGAATTTTCTATGTAGATGAGCCTACATTTAATAACCAAAGGTTATCTTTAAAATGCCTGGCATTACCATTAGACCAGACTATAAGAGAGCAGGTTAACAGTGTTGCATGGGAAAAAATAACTCTATCTGAACTATTATCTAAAATAGCAACTAAACATGAGTTAAGCTATGAGTTACATTGTGATAATGCTTTCTTTGATAGATTAGATCAAGATAGAGAAACAGATTTAGGTTTTTTAAATAGAGTTCTATCTGAAACAGCTCTAAGTTTGAAAGTTACTGATGATAAGCTAATAGTCTTTAATGATGATGCATTAATTGATAACGATAATATCGATATCTTTAATATTAAGGATTTTCGTATTAGAAGCTTTACACTAAAAAAGAAAAATCAAGGAGTTTACGATAAAGTCGAGGTTAGTTATTATGATGCAGATAAGAAGAAACACATTGTTGAGACAATTACAAAAGAAGAACTTGAGAAAAGAAATGAGGTAAAAAATGCTTGATGATGGAGGATATATAGCTTTTAAAGAGAAAGCAAATAAAACAAAAACTAAAAAAAGAGTTAAAAAAGCTAAGACAAAAAAGATTAAAACTAAAGGGAAATCTCAAGCTAAAAAAGTGGCCGAGAAAACTTTAAAGGACAGTTTAAAGCAGGAGTACTCTATTAACTTAACAGTTGATGGAGATGTTAAATACTGTGCTGGTTGTATTATAGAACTAGATGACAGCTTTGGTAGATTTGCTGGAAGATATGTAATTGATAAAGTTACTCACAATATTGATGGAGACTACTCTTGTGATATAGAAGCTTTTAAAGTTGGTGCTAGACAAAATGCAGAAGAGAGAGCAAAAGCAATTGATAAAGCTAAAAGAGATAAGGCAGAGAAAGAAAAGGCTAAAACTGCAAATACAAGAAAAAAAGAAAGAGAAACAAAAAAAGCAAATAAGACTAAAAATAAAAAGGTGGTGGGTAAGAATGCTGGATATCTTGAAACAAGGAGAAGTAAATGATATAGATATAGCTAATAGTAAAGCAAGAGTTATATTTCCTGATAGGGATAACAAAATTTCAGATTGGTTAAATATACTAGTCCCATTCTCAGAATCACATTCAGATAATTATCATCTCGAGATAGGACAAACGGTTATAGTCCTATCATTGCCTGATATGATGGAGCAAGGTTACATCTTAGGTT